CTGCCTGCAATATTGCTACTCCGCCGGATATTTCTGGCTGGAGGGCTCCATCCGGCTCTATGACATTCTGGACCGTGTTTCCTGCTGGTGCTGTTGCAACAAAAACCTCAAGGAGCTCAGAAACATCCGCCAGTATCTCCCAGAGTATTGGGAAAAGCTGAAACACCTACAAGCCCAGTTAGAGCGCCCCATGAAAGGCTTTTACAAAGGCCAGCCCCGTGGCGTGTTTGAACTGGATGAATGCTTTGCAAGAGAGGACCGTGACACATGAAAATCATTAACCCCTATGCCGAAATCCTCACCCCGCTGGATGGCCAGGCTATCCTCCAGCACATTGAGCTGTGCGGGCGGGTCTGCTACAAGTCTGAGGACAAAATCACCGACACCAGCGCCGCCAAGTTTGTGGCGGGCATCATCAAGCGTGGCCATGAGGCCGTCCTGGAACACTTTGACATCACGGTCAAGTTTGTGTGTGACCGGGGCGTGTCCCATGAAATTGTCAGGCACCGCATGGCCTCCTACTGCCAGGAGAGCACCCGCTACTGCAACTATTCCAAGGATGGCTTTGGCGGTGAGATCACTGTCATCCGCCCCTTTTACCTGGTGGAGGGCACTGAGGGCTGGCAGTATTGGAAAGAGGCTTGCTGGACCGCAGAGCGCCGCTACTTTGAGTTACTTAATTGGGGCTGCACCCCGCAAGAGGCCCGTGCCGTCCTGCCCACCAGCCTCAAGACTGAGGTGGTGATGACGGCCAACCTGCGGGAATGGCGGCATTTCTTCAAGCTGCGGACCGCTCCGGCGGCGCACCCGCAGATGCGTGAGGTGGCCATCCCGCTGCTCCACCAGATGCGCTCCCAGGTGCCGGTCATTTTCGATGATATTGAGGAGGCCGCCCATGAAACTGTGTGACCGCTGCCCCCAGGCTGGCTCTTGCCTGTTGAACTATCTGGGCAAGGCTTGCCACAAGCTCCGTATGCAGGAGTGCCCGGAGGTGGTCCCTACCACGCTGGAGCTCATGCACAACATGGACGCTGAGGAACTGGCCGCTTTCTTCTCCAAGACCTTTTGCCAGTCCCTTGGAAAAACGCAACTTTTGGAATGGCTCAATAAGGAGGTGCCCAATGAAACGCTCTGAGATTTTGGAGGCCGCCCGCCGCTGTGTCTGCGGTGAGCGTGAGCAGGACTATGGCACGCCGGAGAATAACTTTGAAACCATCGGCCTGCTCTGGGGTGTCTACCTCAGAGCGGCGCACCCGGAGTATGCCAAGGTCATGCCCATCAACGGCATCACGGCCAAGGATGCCGGCACTATGCTGGCCCTGCTCAAGGTGGCCCGCATCGCCACCGGCTCCAGCCCTGACAGCTTTATTGATCTGGCGGGCTATGCGGCCTGCGCCGGTGAAATCGTGACAGAAAGGAGCTGCCCCTATGAAAAAGCGGAAACCCAGACCCAGGAGTGAAAAGCCCCGAATGTGTGACCCCGGCATGTGTGACTGCTGCCAGTACATTGGTGAGGGTGACTTCATCTGTGACAAAGGCCCCGGCCAGCCGGTCCTTGTGGTTGAGGACTGGCAGCCCAATGAGAACGCCGGGCGCTGCCGGAGGGGCACAAAGCGATGAACAGAAAAGAGCGGCGAAACTTGCAACGCCAAGGTGTGCAGGTGCCCAAAGACCCCACGCTCAACATCAAGCTCTCCGCTCTGGGCAAGTCCATAATGACCCCGGAGATGCAGATGGCCATGATGCACGAAATCAACCAGCAGTGCCTTGAGAAAGATGACTTGCTGGCTCTGGATGTGGACTGCATGGTGCTCTGGACACTGCACCGGCACCTGGGCTTTGGGGTCAAGCGGCTCCATGACTTTTATCTGGCGATGGCAGCAGAACACCGCCGGATGCGTGACTTTTATGAAATGGATGACCTGTACCCGGAACGGCTCAAGCTCAAGGAGCTGGGTGCAGATGTCGAACAATGGCAAAAGGAGGTGCTGGCCAATGAGCCCAAAACCCTGGGAAAACGCTGAGGGCTACGCAGACCCAACGGCATACAACGCCATCAAGAAAGTGTCCGCAGAGGGGCATGAGGCGCTGGATGCCAAGGTCAACACTCTCATCAAGGTCCTCAAGTTTATCATTGCGGAAAGCGGCTTTGAGCTGGCAGCCCGCATTGAGCTCCGGGACCGCAAGACAGGGAGGTTTTTTAGATGACAACCATCACAACGATTTGCAAGCGCTGCGGGCGCACCCGTGTCACTAAATGTGTGGACACCTTTTACTCCACCGCAGATATGTGGTCCAGCGCTTGCGGATTTTTCCACGGCATCACCCGTCACTGGGGCACACTGTCCCCGAAAGCTCACAGATGGGCCCCGTTTTACTGCGTGGTGGTGCCCCTGCGCCTCATCCTGGCGCTGGTCTGGGACCTGCTCCGGGCAACGCTGCTTGTGGTGACTTGGCCCGTCTGGTGGCTGCATGAGGAGGTGCTGGGACGATGACCAAATGCGAAACGGCAATCTGCCAGCTTGCGGTGAATGTCTATGGCAAGACCAGCCAGTGCACGGTCTGCATGGAGGAGATGGCAGAGCTCACCAAGGAGCTCTCCAAAAACCTCCGTGGCCAGGACAACGCCGCCCACATCGCCGAGGAGATCGCTGATGTTGAGATCATGCTGGAACAGCTCAAGCTCATGTTTAGCATCCGTGATGAGGTGACCCAGCAGCGCACCGTCAAGCTCCAGCGGCTTGACAACCGCATTTCTCAATCCCTGATACATCCGAAACCGTGAGGTGTGACCCATGCAATTTGACCGCAAAATAACCATCTCCGCCGGTAGCAGCCGGAGGGCCATGGTCTGGCAGGCGCAAACCCTGCTCATTTCTGAGCTGTGGGCAAAGCTCCAGACCCCCGCCAGAGGCACTGAGCCCCTGGCAGAATATCTGAATATGAAAAAGGCCCAGCAGGATGACCTCAAGGATGTGGGCGGCTTTATGGCAGGCACACTGTCAGGCCCCCGCCGAAAGGCCAACAATGTGACCGGGCGTGATGTCATCACGCTGGACCTGGACAACATTCCACCGGGCGGCACGGAGGATGTCCTGCGCCGTGTTGAGGGGCTGAGCTGCGGCTATTGCATCTATTCCACCCGTAAGCACAGCCCGGCGGCACCCCGCCTGCGTGTTCTGCTGCCGCTGGACCGCACGGCCTCAGCGGATGAATATGAACCCATCGCCCGCAAGATGGCGGAGTACATAGGCCTGGAGCTCTGTGACCCCACCACCTTTGAGGTGTCCCGTCTGATGTACTGGCCAAGCTGCTGCTCAGACAGCCAATACATCTATGTGTGGAAAGACAAGCCCCTGCTGTCCGTCAAGGGCCTGCTGGGCCAGTATGAGGACTGGCGTGACTGCACCCTCTGGCCCCAGGTGCCCGGCTCCCAAAACCTGCCCACTAAACTGGCAGTCAAGCAGGGTGACCCGGAGGCCAAAAACGGTGTTGTGGGCGCTTTCTGCCGCACCTATGACATCTACCGTGCCATGGATGAGCTCATCCCCGGCATGTATGAGCCGGTGGAAAGTATGCCAGGCCGCTACACCTACCTGGGCGGCTCCACAACCGGCGGCGCTGTCATCTATGACAGCGGCAAGTTTCTCTACTCCCACCACGCCACTGACCCGTGCAGCGGCAAGCTGGTGAACGCCTTTGACCTGGTGCGCCTGCATCGCTTTGGTGACAAGGACGATGAGGCCCAGCCGGGCACTCCCACCAACCGCCTGCCCTCCTACCGTGCCATGTGCGAACTGGCCACGCAAGACCCCGATGTGTCCGCCCTGATGAGCCAGGAGCGCTACCAGGAGGCCGTCAAGGACTTTGAGGGCGTGGAGGCCACCAACGATGCAGAGCCCGCCAACTGGATGGACCGGCTGGAGATCAACAGCCAGACCGGCCTCCCCAAGGCCACCATTGATAATGTCTGGATTATTCTTGAGAATGACCCGCTGCTCAAGGGCAAGTTTGCCCTCAACCAGTTTGCAGGCCGTGGTGAGGTGCTGGATGCGCTCCCCTGGAACGCCTCCACCAAACGCCGCCTTTGGGATGACAATGACAACAATGGCCTCTACTGGTACATGGAAAAGGTCCACCACATCACCGGCAACGGCAAGATTGACGGGGCACTCTCCCTCCACACCACACAGCACGCTTTCAACGAGGTCCAGGACTACCTCCAGAGCCTCAAGTGGGACGGCGTGCCCCGCCTGGACACCCTTTTCATTGACTACCTGGGGGCGGAGGACAGCCCCTATACCAGAGCTGTGACCCGCAAGGCTTTCACCGCCGCCGTCACCCGTGCCATGGTGCCCGGCAGCAAGTATGACAACATGCTCATCCTGGCCGGACCCCAGGGCATTGGCAAGAGCACCCTGCTGGATAAGATGAGCCGGGGCTGGTTTAATGACAGCATCCGCACCTTTGAGGGCAAGGAGGCCTCTGAACTTTTGCAGGGGGTCTGGCTGGTGGAGATCGGTGAGCTGGACGCTTTCCGCAAGACGGATGTGGCGTGCATCAAGCAGTTTCTCTCCCTGCGCTCTGACCGTTTCCGTGCGGCCTATGGCCGCCATGTCAAGGAGCTGCCCCGGTGCTGCGTGTTCTTCGGCACCACCAACACCTCTGACTATCTGCGGGACCGCACCGGCAACCGGCGTTTCTGGCCGGTGGATGTGGGCCTGGCCCCGGCGGCCAAAAGCGTCTGGACTGATCTGCCCGGAGAAATTGACCAGCTCTGGGCTGAGGCCATGGTCCGCTGGCAGACGGGAGAGCCGCTTTTCCTCAAAGGGGAAATTGAGGCCGCCGCTAAGGAGGCCCAGGAGGCCCACCGTGAGGTCAACACCCGTGAGGGCATCATACTGGACTTTCTGGAGCGCCCGGTGCCGGAGGACTGGCAGAACTGGCCGCTTGACCGCCGCCGGATGTTCTGGGGCGGCGCTGTGCAAGGAGATGTCAAGCTGGTGCCCCGTGACCGTGTGTGTGCTCTGGAGGTCTGGTGTGAGGCTCTGGACGGCAAGCAGCGGGATATGAGGTACAGTGATACGGCAGAAATCAACAGCATCATTGAGGCCAGCGCCTTGTGGGAAAGGGCCAGAGG